ACCAAGTAGCTCATTCCGACTGGCCCAATACTCATCACGAAGAGTATCGCTAAACCCACTGCCAACATTAACGCAAATTCTACGGTCATCATCAACTCCTTCACAAATTATAGCACCCAACCGGCCCGCATTGCGACCAGTACCTTCTTCAAAACCCACAATATTGAGATCAACTGTGATTGTGGGTTTCCATTTCATCCAAAAACTAGATCTCTTGCACTCGTAGGGTGCGCTGAGATCCTTGATCATGATGCCTTCAAATCCGTTGGTCACAGCATCCTGGGCATAGCGATTCATGATGTCATGTCCTTCGGCTGTGTCCAGATCCACATCAATACCGTCCATGAGACGCAGACAATCTGTAGCATCAAACCGTGCTCGAGATCCTGTTAAAATATCAAGTCGCTTGCTCTGTTGTGCATTGTAGTGTCCTTCTTGAAAACTGTCAAGTGGAATAATGTCAAACACATGATACACCATGTCCGTGGTATCCGCATCTGTTTTGCGTTGTGCCTGACGCATGAGTTGTTGAAAGCTGGCGCCCACAATCTCACCATCCAGCACATATCGTCCACCAAATGCACCAATCAGTTTGCGGTTGGCAGCAATAGCTTCGGCCACGTGCGGAAAGTTTTCAAACGGTTTGCCATTGCGGCTGTACAGTGTAACACTGGCACCTTGTACCACTGCTAGAACTCGCACACCATCCAGTTTGACCTCCAGGCGTTTGATGCCTTTCATCTTGGCCGGACGATCAGTTGAGTCCTGTGCCAGCTGGCAGGTAAAGGTGGGAATCTTCCAGGAAGTTTTGCCCAGAACCTTGTTGAGTGTTTTTTCACTGATGCCGCAGCGCAGGTCCTTGATCAAGACTCGTCGGCACAGGCCATTCCACTGCTCAGAGTCAAACAGTTCGCTTACTTCTTCAATACGGTCTCTAGCAGCATGGCCGGTTACTCCGCGAGTTCTCAAGTCCTCGCACAGGCCCCAGAACGTGGGCCACGGATTAGGTTGTCCAGTCCGACCCTCAGTCTCCGGAATCTGCCGGACATTGTACACATAGAAAGGATTGTATGCAAGATAACAGTTGAACAAAAAACCCTGTGCACCGGCACTGCCCAATTTTGAAGCCATCAAGGCTTTTTCAATTACTCGTTCTTTGTGCAATCGGCTATCGCTGGATTCAAGGTCGCGAACCCAGTCAGCTACCACTACGTGTTTCCAAAACTCATTGTTGTCAAAGTCAATGTCATGCATTATTTAATTCTCCTGCGGTCGGGCCAAAGCACATACTAATAGAAATTGTTCGTAGGCTGCTCGAACGCCGGCATGTGTCATGAGTTTGTCTGCTTCTGTCTGCAGGGCACGAATACCTGCTTCGGCAATGTCGTGTGAACTAGCGCCACTCAACGTACAAAGGTCATCACCAAACTCTTTAGCCAATTTCTTCCATGCCTTTTGTTGTGCAGGTGTGATAGGTGTACGGGCTGGTCGCATTTCACTGGCTTTATGCATTGCCCGAATCATAGCCTCTTCGGCTACTCGGCCGGCTGCAATCATAGTCGCATAGTTAGGGTCAATGTTGTATCGGCGACTAGCACCCCCTGGGTAAACCATCACAAGATGAGTACCTTTAGAAAAACTGTCCATAAGATCGTTGTCGTATTCAGACACAGGAATGTATCTGCGGCCACGTTTTTCGTAGTAGATTTTTTTCATGTTTTCACCAACGTATTCTTTTCACTTTTTAAAAGTCGGACCAGTTGGCGGTTGCGTTCATCTTGTTCTTTGCGTTCGCGCTTGGCAACATCACTGACCTTTAGCATATCATCATAATCTCGTGCCCACAGTATGCCTTGCATAAACTTGTCTGCCTCTTCCAATGTGCCAACAAAAAATGCAGCATCACGGCTGTAGATTGGCAATGCGTCCTTGTCCTTGGGCACCAGGGCCACATTCTCACCGTAAATATCATCGTTGCCGTAAGCAGTAAATCGCATGCCAAGAACATCTGCACGTTCTTCTAACTTGCGAATTTTTCTAATTGTGTTCCAGCCTGCCATAATGTGTTACCAACTTGAATTGTAAAAAACTTTGAGTCCAAGAAACACTTCTGCTTTGGCTGCTCGAACAAATGCAAGATCACTTTCTCGATATTCGTCGTCGCTGTCCTGCCCAAAAAAGAATCCGCTAGTGGCAGGCAATTGTTTGTGTGTGATTGCCTGTTCCAGAGCTTCAAGATCTTCCCAGGTGAGTTCTAGTTCGTCACCGTTGAACTCGCCTTCGTTGCCTTTTTCGATCCACAAGCGATGCATCCAGCCATGCAGGTTAGGATGCTTGCGCCAGTAGGCAATTTCACGCTGTCCAGTGTTGTCATCTGCTGCTGCCTTGGCGGCAGCATAAGCATACATGTCTAGTCCCATTACATTACCTTTCTAATTGCAGCCATTGCTTCAGGAAAACGTTTCATGGTGTCAGTTGCACTGTCCAGTTCGAGCAGGGCAGCCTGTTCCAGCAAGCTGATGGCATAGGCCACATCCGCTGCGCCAACTGCCACCATCCAGTCCTGAATTTCTTCTGGAGTTTTCAGGTTCATAACAATGTTCATGTCCGACACTTGGTATCGATTGAATCCCAATTGAGCAAAGTCGATTTTGCGATTGGTCATGTTACCTAACTCCAAATACTGCTGCCATCAAGGCGTCAACTTCTGCTTGAGTAACTACCACTGGCTCAGTGCGGCGGGCGCGAGCAGGCTTTGCAGTCTTGACTCGAATAGTTTTGGTAAGATGCTTTTTTGCAGTTTTGGCAGGACGGAGTTTGACTGCCACTTCGCCCGCCAGTGCTTCACGCACCGCATCAGTGTCAGCAAAGCCTGCTAGATTCTGCAGATAACACACAGCCCCGGCCTTGTCCATTGCATCTGGCAACGGCACAATATTCACATCAGTGTCACCCAGTTTAGCCAATTGCTTGCCTCGAGCTTCTGAGTTGGCAAAACGAACTTTGACAGCGCCTTTGAGAACGGAAGTACCAGCGAAAGTATAAAGCATCTAAGACTCCTTTTGTGTTTAAGCGTTAATTATAACAGATTGGCGAATATTGGTCAACCGTTTTGTTTTGTGTGCTTGCACTGGCCGCGGAATCGAAATCCCGAGCAAGTGCAGCTCAAGTTGCCGTCCAGGCGTGTCACAGTGTAAACATCACCCTTGCTGCCGGCCACTGTCCAGGTCTCACCTGCAGGTGGTGCTACGTCAACAGAAACATTCCATTGGTCAGGCACAATTTTGAATTTGCGTCCACGGATGTCGATACGCATGGGTGTTTTAAACTTGTGTGCTGCTCCTGTGCCAAACTTCACATAGGCATACATCTTGCTCTTGGCATCGTCCATCAGATACACATGGTTGGGAGCCGTAACACCAGACCATTCAGTTGTTTCAGCAAACCATTTCATTTTTCAGCCTTTGCGACCAGACTCATACCTTTGTTCATGACTGTTTGCAGTGCCACCCGCTGTTCAGCAGTGAGTTCGTTGCGTTGTTTTGCTGCCAGCATAGACTCTAGGGATTCTAACAAAAACCCGCTGACGCTGTGATCAATGCGATACTGTTCACAGATTGAGATAGCTTGAGTAATGTCCATTCTCTGCTCCTGTTTTGCTCTATGTGTGTATTATAACATTTCGAGCAATATTGGTCAACCAACCCAAAACAGCCAACCACACAATCCATTCTACCACTGTAAATTCGCTGCGATGATAGTACAACAACATCTTTCGTTTGAACTTTTCATAACGGGTTGCGGCTGGTTGCATGTGTGTATTATAGCATCATGGATATTATTGGGCAACCAAAAGAAAACCCGCCTCAGCGGGTTTTTGTTGTACTGTGTTATACAGTGCGGAGTTTAGAAGTTGACTTCTAGGCCAGCACCAAATTTCTGTACATTGGTTGCAGAGTCTTCTTTGACATAACGTGCATGAACCAGAGTATTCTTGCTCAGTGCATAAGATGCGCCAACGTTGTAGGCCTTGACAGTGTCATTCTCACCGTAGCCAGCAAGCAAAGTTACTGCACCCAGGGCCTGGTTAACACCAACTGATTTACCAGTAGTTGATACACCAGATACTTTGTCTTCAGAATACATACCAAATACTTTTGTACCAGATGCCAAAGACAATCTAGCACCAACCACGCCCGAGTAGCTGTTGGTACCGGTGGTGTAGCGAGCAGCAGTTGCGCTCACAGCACCCACAGTGTACTCAACACTGCTGGCTTGTGATTCCGTAGTGCCACCAGCAACTTCACTGTTGGCAATTGCATACGTGGCAGAGAGTCCAACAACAGGCTTGGCAGTCAAGAACACTGCATTTTGCAAACGTGAACCTTGTGCAGCATGGATAACTGCTGTGCTAGAACCAAAAGCATTGCCCATGGCGTCATAGTTGTCAAGTGTGCGAGCAATGGTGTGTTTGTCACGACCCATGGCCACGGAACCCAACTTGTGAGACAAGCCAACAACAGCAGTGCGGTCACCCAGTGTGGTTGCAGCAGGGGCGTCGCCACCGTAGCCAGTTTCAAGCACAACGCCAGCAGTGATGCCATTGGCAAGTGCTTCTGTGGCTTTGATGCCGAATCGGCTGGAATCGTTTGTCAATGCGGTTACACCTTCGGCAGTGCCGGTCTTGGTGTTTTCTTGGTACACACGAGCTTTACCGTAAACGGTAGCGTCAGCTTGTGCTAGGGAGGCGGCCAATGCTAGGGCCATTACTAAAGCATATTTCTTCATGAAGTTTTTCCTTAAAATTAATTTTTGTGTTATTCACACTAGTTACTTAGCGGATTGTGATTCAGTCACTGTTATTTTACCACTAAATTGGCTGCTTCTGCATCAGTATAGGTGGATGGTATGAGATTGGCCTGCGGAATCACGCCCGCATATTCGCTGGGTATAGCAGTATCTTGTCCAATTCCTACTCCGTTTAATAACAAGAGATTGCGTCCTTCTCTCAGGCAGGCCACAATAGCTTGCCCGCCTTGTGTGGCAAGATCAGCCACTGTTTCGATAAATTGTGCAGGACCATCGGCTTCTGTGTTGATTCCGTAACCTGGAAGACTTTGCACAAAACTCATGATTGGACCTCGACCCGATGTGCCAAGATTGGGAATGTCTATGCTAGCCAGAGCAAGATTGGTATTTTCGGAAACCAATTTTGCTGCCATTGAGTTGAAGTCGGCATTCAAAATGCCTGATTGGGCAGGATACGATACAGATATTGCAGAGACCTGTACACTAGCGTTGGCTATCAGTGTTTGCAATGCTGTGTCAGCATTGGCATATGTTCCGGCTCCTGTGCCTGCAGGAATAGTAACAGGTCCAGCAACAGCATTGCCATACACTCCGTTGACAGTATTTTGCATTCTAGTATAGGTGTCGGTCAATCCGCCTAGTATACCTGTGCCAGTCATACTGTTGATTGTGACTGTGACGTTGCCTAGTAAACTGGTGTAGTCTACTCCGACTGCGGCTCCAAGCAAATCAGTAATGACCAAAGTCCCGTTGGGTCCTGAGCCGGTGGCATATGAACTGGCATAGTATGCAGCCACGCTAGCAGGCACAGCTTGTTCTAGTGCAGATATAGCCGGCAGATCTCTAGTGGTCTGCATGTCAACAAATGCTGCTGACAGTTGAGACAACACAAGATTGTTTATATTTTTTATTTGTTGTAGACTAACTTGCATGGCCTTGCAGGCCAGTGCCTGGTCTGCTGGGATGATTCTAGCAAGTCTTTCGTAGCTGATTATATTTAGAGTACCAAGGGTCATCACATATCTTGGCAAGTAAATCAGTAATTTTGAATTCACTGTGCCTTGTGTGTTATCGTAGATGGCTCGTAATACTGACGTGGTATCTTGATTGTAGGTGCGAACTGTGAGACTGGTAATACTGTTGGGAAATATTTTTGCAGGATTCAAAAGGTCTGCCATGGTGTTTATATTCTTGGTGGTTACCCCAAAAATAGCCAACACCTGTTCTAGGTCAGTGCCTGTGACATTCAGCATGCCCAGGTATGCTAGATGTTGTACACTATCACTCACATTGTCATTGGGATTGGTAAGATTACCAATACTGGCTTCGTCAAGTCCTGCTTGAATCAAGATAGATCGAATGTTTGCTGTGAGATTGGTCAGGGTGAGCAATTGCCGTAGCAGTGCAGCCGGAGAACCAAAATTGCCAAGATTGTCAAGATCAATCAATTGTCCCAGTGCTGCCAGATCTAGACCAAATGTTGTCATGGCCAAGGTGGTGTCACTGAGATTGCCAGTGACAAGACTGTTCATTGTGGTAAACGTTGAACCAAGATAGGTCTGACTGTTTACACTGGTGTTGATAAATTCATTGGTTGAAGTTACATAACCTTGTGCTGCCCCAAACACCTGTGCAAAAACAGCAGTATTACCATTGCCAAGATAGCTGGTGCCTTGAGCAGTAATTATACCAGTAAATCCTGATGTGGTGTTTGTGCCCAGAGAAGCATACGCAGCAGGTGTGTTGTCAGCCAGTGCAGGTACAGTGTTTGCACAAAATGTAAACATGCTGGTCAGTGTGTTTCCACTGATGTTGGCTGCGGCACTGTTGCCCACAGTATTAAAAAATGGCGTTAACAGTGATGTGCTGGTATAAGCTGCGGCAGCAGCAGTCCAAGTGTTGGCAATGGCCACGCCGCTGTTGTTGCTCAACGTGGCTCCGGCAATCATCTGTAATGGTGTTAATATACTAGCCATTATGCTGCAAACACATCACCACTGCCTTGGCCAACTGATGTACAGCCTGCTAATGCATCGCCTACTCTGGCTAGGGGTTTACCATTTACAAAAACTGTGCTACTGCCTTGAGAGATTGATGCCACATGCCCCTTGCATGGATTGCCGGGTTTTAAATGCCCTGTGCTACTGTCTCCTACTCTGGCTGCCGGTCGGTTGTTGATGAACACATCACCACTGCCGTTGGCAATAGTGTATCCACTGCAATGTGGAACTCCTTGGTCACCTTTTCTCGCCGCTGCGGGCATGTTCAATCTCCATAAGTTTTAAAAACTGATTGTGCCATTGTTCAATTTCATCGTGTTCCCCACTGGTGTGTGGGCCTGGTGGGATTTCTGGTAGAAATTCTATCACATGGTCTAAATCGTCAGGGATATCTTTGTATTGGTCATACACAAAAAGCTCAGTGCCTTTCATGATTACAAATCTATGCCCCATGCTGTATTTATGGATGTGAAATACTGGGTTGTTAACCCATTATCAATTTCTTTTCCGGCACTCGGATACCAGTCAATGCTTCAATATACTTCATCTTGACTGCATCATCTGTTAATGCGTAAATTGCCACGTTGTTGATGTTTAGTTTGACTGGCTCATCCGCGTCAGCAGTAAACATGCTGGGCACTAGTCCCAGCCCCTGTGGTCCAGGTGCTACACTAACAGGTGCACTGATTTCTAGCCAATCTCCGTCGGCCCGTGTTAGTTTGGCAATGAGTTCTTCGCCTGAGTTCAATTTAAAAGTTACTGTGCTGCCTTCGAGATGTTTCATTCTGTTAATTTCTTTCTAAGTTCTGTAAATCCACCCACAAGTTCTTGATCCAGGAAGATCTGTGGTAATGTTCGAGCCGTTGGTACTGCTTCTAATAATTGTTCACGTGTCCAGTCCTGGCTCACGTTGCGTTCTTCATATTCAATGCCTCGAGACTTCAGCAATGCTTTGGCCTGGTCGCAATAGGGGCATTGGTCTTTTGACCATACAATTGCGGTTGTCATGCTTTTTCCAATTCCTTTTGTAGTTCTATTGACTCTCTAATTTGTGAACATTCAGTTTGATATTGACATTCATGCACTGTATTTGCTAACTGATATACAGGAAACAGTGAGCAAAATTGTGTGTAATGTGAGCCCTCTAGTGGGCAGATCGTGCATTGAGTTTTCATTTTATAACTCCGGTAGTGCATCGTAGTCTAACTGATCGCTCATGACTCCAATAACATAGTTAGTTGATTCTGACTCTTGCAGTGCAGTTTGTTTGTTCGATGTGTTTACATGCTTGTTGAACCAAGGAATAGGTGTCGATCGAGGTGCAGGTTCCTGATACTTGATACCAATTTCCTTGAGTGCGCCCACGGCTGTGTAGTCCACAAAGTCTTTGAGAATGTTGGCGTTGAGACCAATCACAGGTCCCTTGTTGAACAGGTAGTCTGCCCAGCCCTTTTCTTCACGTATCACGTCCAGATACAACTCATACACTTCAGCCTCACATTCTACCTTGGCAGCAGCAAAGCGCGGATCTTCCTTGACCACTTGATTGATCATGTAAGCAGTCCATTCCTTGTGCAGAATCTCATCTTGAAGAATTAGACTGATGATGTTGCCATTGCCCATGAAGATCTTGTTCTCTACCATGGCCAGGCTGGTGGCAAATGATACCATGAACCTGAATGCTTCCAGTGCATAGCTAGCATGCAAGGCCATGTAGATTGCTCTCACATGTTCTACTTCTTCCACAGGTTGGCCTAGTTCTTTGGCACAGTTGATTCTGTGCAGGTCATCATAGTATTTGCCCACGCTGGATGCCATGTCGATGATCTGTTGTGTGTCGTGGATGGTGTTGAACACATCCTTGGGCACGTTGTAGATGTTGCGAATGATGTGACTGTAGCTCTTTGAATGAATGTTGGTTTCAAAAAATGTCCAGTTGTAGATTAGAGCTTCTAGTTCTGGCAATGACACAACTGGCATGAAGATCTGACTGGGGCCACGACCTTGTAAACTATCCAGGGCAGTTTGGCGTAGTAGGTTGCTGGTAAAGATATGCTTGACTGTTTCGCTGGCATCCTTGAAGTCGTTGCTGTCTTTGGTAAGGCTGACTTCTTCTGGTTGCCAAAAGAAGCCTCTTGCTGTGGCTTCATAGTCTGCAATCTTTTTGTACTTGACTTCTTCAAAGCGTTGAATTGTGACAGGACCAGCAGGGTCCAGAAACATCTTGCGATTGAGATAGTCTGTTCGTGTTGTTAGGTTGTATTGTTGTTTTGACATTTGTTTTATATTTCTGTTATTATTGAGGTTACTGTTTTACCAGTATCAGAGTTGAATCTATCGTAAAAACTTAGACATTCATCATCTATTTTTTTTCCAAACCCTAATGAATTTTTATCTTTCCAGTTTATAGATGCTTTGTCTCGCCATACATAACTACCATCGGTATCAATTATCATTCTTCCAGCATCTATGGCTTCTTGACGATATGCGTCCATCCTTGCACGGGCTTGATGATATCTTGTTTGTTCGCTGTCGGACAATGTAGCGAGCCATTCAGGAAAAGTAATTATTTCAACACCTGGGGCATATTGTGTAATAAATGTTTGTTTCAGTGACATTTTAATAATTCTCTGTTAGTCATTTTTTTCTTCAATGGTATAAAACCAATCATCTCCTGCGGTCCACTTGCGTGTGCCATCTACTGTCCATAAATTTTGTGCGGCTTTAAAGTCTGGAAACAATGTCACACCCGCAATCAAACTTTGATCGTACCACAAGCATCGGTTGTTGGGCTGACAGGCAAACTGTCCATTTTCCAAACGTATAAAGTTAAAGCTCTTGTGTTCTTCAGCAACTTCGGTAAAGCCTGTGTCCACATCCATGCCGTCGGCACAAAAGTCCACTGTGAACAAATAGGTTCCGTAGTGCCATTCCCGATCTTTGCCCAGAAACTTCACACCTAGATTACGCAGACCTATTTTTTCAATAATGGTAAAACGATAGCCCATGCAGTCCCAGAGTTGTAGGGTGTCAATAGGCAACTGGCCTGTGTAGTTTTCTTGCCATACATAGGCATGTATAGGCAGTTTGTCGTAGAGTGCTCCGTAATTGGGCAACAAGCTCTCGATGCGAAACACCTGTCCTCTTAGTGCTTTGAGACTGACCCAGAT